ACGGCCCAGACGCTGGACGTAGACGCCATCGACTCCGGGAAACTCGAACGGCGTCCGGCGCAGGGGGATTTCCCGTGAGACGTCCTCGAAGTCGAACTTGATAACCGTGCCACTGGCCGACTTGAAGGACGGCGAGCGGACGCGTGTCTGCCAGCCAGGTGTGCCGCCGTGAAAGACCGGCGGGGATACGCCACGGGGAGCAGGCATCAGGCGAAGCCTCCAGAGCGCGCCATCTCTAGCATGACGCCTTTGCCCTTGGCCGGTTGCTTCGTGATCTTCGCCCGGCCGGTCTCGTCCTGAATCGTGAGCACAGCGTTGGTTATCTCACTGGTAGAACTCTCACTACGCTCGACGCGGTAGCCCCGCCCTTCCGCCAGGTGCGGACGCGGCTGCTGTGCCGCGGCTTGGGGCCCATGGCGCCCGGCGCGCTCGGCTGCGCGGAGCGGCGGCAAGTGATAGGAGATAGGCACGACGGTCATGGGCTTCGGATTGTGGCCGGCACGCAGACCACCAAAGCCGCCCTTCTTGACTGGCACCGGTGGCGCACCCTTCGGCGGATTCTTCGCCCAGCGCTCCGCCTGCTCTCGCTGCTCGGCTCCGGTGATTTTGGCCCAGATCTCTTCGAGTAGCTTGAAACCCACCATCGACTTCATGCCGTCGATGATTCCCTGAATGATCGCCTTGCCGATAGCTAGCGCCTTCTGCCCGAACGACAATTTGGCGTCATCCAGTATCCCCCTGATACGTGCCATCATGTCGTCGTATGCCTTCACGACCCCTGCGATTGTCTTGCCAACTTCGCTCAGAAACGCACCGATCGCCTTGAACAACCAGCCAAACGTAAACGCCATCGCTGCGCCTAGCGCCCCGACAGCTACGCTTATCACAGCAATCATCCCAGCGAGCCGCCCAAGCCCCGCCGCGATCTCGCTTGTCCGTTTCGAGGTAGAGTCGTCCTTGCCCGCTGCGAACAAGTCCCCGAACGCTTCGGCGGTCTCCGCCACTGTGTCTTTGAACTCCTCGGTGAAGCTCTCGATCAGTGGCGTGATCTTCTTGACGAAGTCCTCGACCTTGAGGCCGATCAGTTCCTTATTGACGTCAATCCAACGAATCCAGTTCTGCACAAGAGCACGCAGGGGGCCGCCGTTGGTCTTGTAGAGCGACGTGAAGACACCATCCACCGCCGACTTCAGCAGCGTGATGTCCCCCTTCAGGTTGTCCATGCGCAACTCGGCCATAGCCTTTGCGGCGCCGGCACTCCCTCGGATCGATTTCGTGAGCTCGTCGAACTTCCCAGATAGAAGCATGTCCTTCAGGTTGGCAGCGGCCTTCTGCCCGCGCAGCCCCACGAGGTCGGCGAAGAAAGCGATCTGGTCCAGGTTGCCGCCGGACTTCTTGGCAGCCTTGCCCATGTTCCCCAGCACCTCGCCCAGCGGTAGCATGTTGCCGGCGGCGTCCTTGAACGTGACGCCCCATTTCTTCATCTTCGCTGTGATGTCCGCCGTCGGCTTCGCGATCTTCGTCAGCATCGTGTTGAGCGACGAGCCAGCGACCGACGCATCGAGGCCCACGTCCTGCAACCCTGCGACCGCAGCCACGACGTCCTCGAGCGGCACGTTTAGCTGGCGCGCAGTCGCCGACACGTTGCGCATGCTTTCGCCTAGACTGCCGATCGTGCTGTTCGTGATCGACGAGGCTTTCGCCAAGACGTCGGCTACGCGCGTTGTCTCAGACGCTTCGAGGCCCATGCCCTTCAGCACATTGGACACATGGCCTGTGGTCTCTGCCAGATCCATCCCGGCCGCCGCCGCTGCGTTGAGCACGCCCTCGATGCCGGTGAGGATATCCTTTTCCTTGAAGCCCGCCCGAGCCATCAGCTCCATGCCGCTCGCGACTTCGGTCGCTGTGAACTTCGTGGAGCGGCCGAGTTGGATCGCCTTGTCTTCAAGCGCCTTGATCTGCGCCGTGCTCTTGAGCATGACAGCGCCCACAGCGGACATGCCCTCCTCGAAGTCGGCGCCCGTCTTGATCACTTTGTAGCCGACCGCACCGATCGCAGCACCAGCTATCCCGGCATACACGCCGACCTGTCGCAGTCCCGAAACCGCACCACTGACCGCGCGGCCCATGCCGTCCATGCCGGTCTTCAGGCTGCGTGTGAAACGCTTCGCGCGGCGCTCCATTTTACGCACTGGCGCCGTGAAGTGATCGACCGCTTTGAAGATCGCGGAGATTGAAAAGCGTCCGGCCATTGACTCACTTGCTCGGGTTCAGCTTCGTCGCTTCCTTCAGTGCTGGACGCAGCCAGTCGTAGAACCAGCGGATCTCTCCCATGGTCAGCGTGCGCGGGTCTGGTAGCCCGGGATACTCGCGCACACATTGCGCCAGCATCTCGGAGTAGACTGGGAAGAGCGTGTGCCGATACGGGAACGGATCCCAATCCGGGGGCCGATGGCCTACCGGTGGCACGGCCCGGTCTTCGGTCAGTCGTGCGTCGCGGCCGTGCCGGACCACCAGCACGCACACGCTCAGGCTAAAAACAGGATCGCGATTGCTCGGATGACTTTCTGGTCACGCTCCGGCAATGCAAGCACGCGCGCTTCCCCGTCGCCGACCGTCGCCGCGATCACGGCGTACATTTTCGCCACGTCGTGATTTTTCTTCTTCCGGTCTGAAGAGAGAAAGTGCGCGCCCGTCGGCTCGTGAAACGTGATCGGGTCGCTGCCGTCGGTGGGCGAGTAGACCGGCTCGCCCTTCTCGTTCACGACCAAGCGGCCACGCTCTACGGCCTTGATGAACCTGCCCTTGTTCTTCGTGAACTCCTGCTTGTCTTCCTGGTCCATCTCGTCTTCGTTGAAGTCGAGATCCATGGCTTCGAGAAACCTCTCGAACTCCTCTTCGGCCACTTCCTTTGCGACCGTCGGCCGCGTCTTCTCCTCGGTCATGTCATCCTCCTATCCAGCGGCTACTGCCGCTCGAGCTTGTCGGGCCCGGACAACGTTACGCCCGCGGTCGAGTTCTGCGTCGAGAACTCGATCGCCTCGGTAATCGTCCCCTTGCCGCGATACGTCGTGCCGGACGCCAGGGTCACGGTGACCACTACGAACTCGGTCAAATCGGCGACCGCCTGCAACGCCGCCTGGTCGCCAGCGTCATCGTTGATACTGAGCGTCAAGCCGCTCAGTACCCATGACGCACGGGTCTTGATCATGCGCCCCGAGCCGTCGCCGTTCGGCTGCACTTCGTTCGTAAATCCGCCCAGGTTCCGCGTTGCGTCCGCGTCGGCTGCCACCGCGTAGATCCGCCCGTCGATCGAAACCTCTTGGATGCTTCCGCCCACTGCTGCTGCTGTCATTGGTCTTGGTCCTTCTGTGCGAAAGGCGCAGTGCGACGCCCGGCCACGCGCACTCGCGCACCGGCCGCCCCACTGCGCCCATCGTCGTTAGCGGTTAGCTGTTACGGGTCGGCGTCTATCCGAAGTAGAAACCGAAACTGAAGTCGACACTCACCACGCCGAGGCAACTCGACACGGCCGCCGTGAAACTTGGGTTAAGCCGGCGCGGGTTGTCGTCGTCGATCTCGACCACGATCGTGCTCTTGGCGATCTCGGTCTCAGCCAGGAGCGCGGACGCCCCGAGGTCGTCGATCAGAGCGGCCAGCGCCGCGACTGCTTGCTTCGGCTTGCGCGCGTTCGCGTTCTTCGTCGGCAAGTTGTCCGCGATCAACGGATGGCCGCGCCAGTCGGTCGAGTTGAACAGCAGCGCGATGTTGTAAACGACGTTTTGGATCTTGACGACCGTATCGACCCAGCGATACGCCGGCAGGTCGTCGCCGTCGGGCGCGTACATGGTCACGGTGTCTGAGACCCAGATTACACCGTCGTGAACTTCGATCGTGCTGGCGCCGGCCTTCAAGACGCGGTCGCGTGCCTCGAAGTCCAACTGATCGCCGTCATCGCCGGCAATGAGGCCCGAGGTTGGGCCCACGAAGTCCATCGCTGGATCATTGTTGGCGGTCGTCGCAATCTGAACCAGCTGCTTCGCCGCCACGACGCATGGCAGGTTTGGCGAGCCCACACCGTCGAGCTGCACGTTGATCCGATCGTCCGTGCGGGTCTCACTGATCGCCGTGATGTCGTCCTCGTCCGTGTAGCAGCAACCCGTGAAGGCCAGGCATGGCTTGTTGACCGTGTCGAGCCAGCGGGTCTCGCCCCAGGTCTGGATCGTGTCGAGTGCCGTCTCGTCCTCGATGTCCAGCGCGTTCAGCACCAGGGTTTCCCAGACGTCACCGACCTGCGCCAGCGCCGCGTCAACGGTCGGGTTTGTTGCGCCGCCAGTTGGCTGCGTGATCGTCCAGGTCAGATCTTCGAGAGTATCGATCATCTCCCAGACGATCTTGCTGGCGCTCTGCCCCTTCCACTTGCTGGTGCCCGTGACGGTCAGCGCAGGCACGGTCACCGTAAACGTATCGCCGATGTCGAAGTCTTCTGTGTCGTCCGTGATCGTGCCGCCCAGGCCGCTTTCGGAAAACACTGCCGTCCCACCAGGGCCCGGCGTGATCGTGATGTCGTCGGCGACTTCGGTCCCATCGGGGTCGGTCAGGCTGAACACTCCACCGTTTGCCACTTCCGCGGTGCATTCCAGGATCCAGTCGCCCGGGATGCACGGTGTGGTCGCGCTCATGCTAGTCAGCGTGCCGTTGCCCGTGTTGCCCGCGTGGTCCTCGGTCACCGTGTCATAGGTCCAGCCGATCGTCAGCGGGAAGTCCGCCACGGCTTGGCATGCCTGCCCGAGATCCTTGCACACCTCGCTCACGTCGATCGCGCCAGCCAAGATCGAGAACGCGGCCGACAGGACACCTCCGGCGCGTGACCGGTAGGTTCCGGCCGCGCTGGCCGTGCCACTCGGGGTTACGTCACCAGCCGCAGCGGTCGTGCCGTCGGCGAGCGGGTAGAGGGTAACAGGGATCGTGCCCACGCCGCCGCCACCAGCCGGGCGCAATGCCTTGGCGATTAGACCCAGCGGCGAGCCGGCGCCATACCTGGCGATCGCGGCAGCCGCGGTAGTGAGCTCCCACTTGGTCGTCGAGTAGCCGGCGAGCGCCGTAGTGCCCTGGCCCAGCACTGCGATGCGTTGCGGCAGTCGCGCCGCAGCTCCCGACCGTAGATCTTTGTAACTGACACCAATGCCCAGCGTCCTGGCGATTGCGGTTGCGTCAACGGTCATTTTCCTATCCCTTCGCGTCTAGGCCCCGCAATCGCGGGCGCACTTGTGCGGCTCGCCCCGAACCGTCGAA